CAAGATTACATAAATGCAATTGTTTTATTAAAACCATATCTTAAAAGAGAACGATAATATGAAACGATTTGTTAATATTTGGAAGAATAACAGAGAAATCAGAGAAGAATACGACAACGATTTTGAGTTATATCTTGAAGCAATGCGATTCTATTTGGAAGAATGTGACAAACTGAATCAAGTTTCTTAATAACTAAAAGCTATCAGACTGGTATTCCTATATGGAATATCAGTATTAAAAGGCATTTTGCCTTTCCCGCCCCCATGCCACATCACCGCTCAGCCGAGTAGTCGACTAGATTAGTCGAGCATTCGCTGTGCGTTTCAGTCCATGCCACAATGTGGTGTGAGCTGAAACGCTGAACGACTCTGTCCCGATTAGGCAGACAGTCGACTCTGTCCCCATTGTTTCCACATCGTGGTGCGGCACATCGCTATGTGGTGCGATGCCGATGTGGTGACGAGCTGATGTGGTGATGTGGCAGATAGGCAGATCAGCGTTTCAGGTAACTGATAACGATTCTCATCATCATTGCGTAGGCAAAAATTAATAAGTCACATCACTTGTTCAGGTACCAGTGCGTGCGCCGCGCCGGAGCCTAGACAATGACCGAATTTTTTAAAGTTCACTCCCCTCACAGATTTCCCCCTATTTTTTTATATATTTATAGAGAAAAAGGTATTGAGAAGAATTTTGGGTACTACTTGGGTACTACTTCTAAAAGCAAAGGGGTACCCAACTTTTTTTATTACAATCAAGGACTTAGGCAAGTTGGGTACTACTTGTACTAGAAAAAGTGAAAGTTGGTCTGATCCTAGGGGATTATCTTTTTTTCTATATTAAAACTAATATAAGAAAGAAGTGGTACAAGGGGTACCCAACCATACAAAACGGACCTGGAAGTCAATCCCAGACAGGGTACCACTTCTTTTTCTGAAGTTCAGAGAAGTGGTACCCAAGTGGTACCCAAGTGGTACCCAGGGCAACTTTTTCTTAATACGTGCATACTTGGAATTATGAAACGCATCAATCCAGATACTAACGAACCATTCCACCTTGGAGACCATAGACAAGACGGTTTTGTTTTCTATGGCTATACAGCAAGGCTAAGATCTAATGGGACGTTCATTGAGATATGGTTAAACCCAAATAGCATCCATACGATCCGTGAAAAAGATCTGGCGCGCAAGAAGGCAAAGTATTGGGAGTTAACTTGGTAGACTACGGGTATCAGATTGTTGGCGTGCTAGAAGGGCACGACGGCAGCATTATAGGATTCAGGGTAAAGATATGCACCCTTCATAATTTTGAAACGGTTGATGTGCCGGCAAGGGTGTTTGACAAGGATACGCTGCGTTATATTAAATTCAGAACCGACTTACCAGGCAAACTCGATATTAGAAAGCTTCCAGTGGAAGTGGAGAACAGAATCCGCTTTCCAATGAATGAGTACCTGGATAAGTGGGTGTGCGCTAACTTATAACAATGGCCATAGCAGCAGATACCCCGATCCCTACAATCAAGGGATGGTTACCCGCCAGTCAGCTCATGGTGGGTGATTTTATATTTGATCAGTATGGTTTACCCCAGCGGGTTAAGACCTTACAGTCGTACGTCCCGCAAGAGATGTACAGGGTTGAGTTAGATGACGGTCTGTCTCTGGAGGGAGATCAGCACCTTGCGTTTTACCCGCAAACCAAACGTAACAGGATTAACATCAGCCAGTTCTTGTCGCGCCGCAGAGCAGATAAGGTACGCCAACCTAATCGTAGGAAGATGGCCGTTGCAAAGAGAAGCGTAGCGCAGCTCATTGCAACAGGGCTTCACAACCCGGATGACGGGCGGTATGAGTTTACAATCCCGACATGCGAACCGTTAAACTACCCGTATCAAGACCATCCTGTCCCGCCGTTTGCGGCAGGGCTATGGTTTGCAGCACCGCGTTACGATAGCACGATTAAGAAAACAAAACAATTCCATGACCACGTGAAAGAGCGTCTCAGAGACGTGGGTTACAAGGTTACGGATAAATCCACAGCACGTTTCAGTGCGTCGCCGCAGATTACTAGGGCGTTTCTGGCAAGGTACGTTGCGATCCCTAAAGTGCTGCCGCAGGAGTACCTGGTAGGAACTGCGGAGCAGAGGATTGACTTGCTTGCGGGTATTATGTGCTCGTCAGATAATACGTACAACCAGGAGCGTGATACGTATTTTTACAGAACGTGCGACAAACAGTTTTGTAGGATGATCCAGAATCTTTGTGAATCGCTTGGGATCAGAACAATGTCCCGTATTAATTCAGCAGAGTATAATATTTATGAAATCCGCTTTAGAACAGAATTACCGCTAGTACCAAATCGTAACATTAAACCTAAAACAATTAAATTTAAACGGCGTACGCTTCGTAAAATAGAAGCGATTAAACCGTTTACATGCGTTCACATCGAAACAGAAGGCCAGTTCTTAGCTGGTGAAGGATATATCCCGTGTCTTTGAATAAAAAGCAAGAAAAGATTATCGCAGAATTTGCAGCAAAAAACAAAAACTGGCCAAAAGAACAACTAGACCTAGCGCTATGGCGCATTAACTGGGACCTTACGGCCTTGGATCACCAGCGTGAACCAGACGTAGAGTACGATACATTGTTCCTATGCGCAGGGCGCGGAGCAGGTAAGACCCACATGGCAGCCAATTGGATTGGACTGCGCGCTGCCTTGTATGATAACACGCGCTGGTTAGTGGCAGCGCCAACATCAAACGACATCAGGGGTACGTGCTTTGAGGGTGATTCAGGTCTTTTGAACATCATCCCGCACTCTCTGATTGATAACTACAACAAATCATTGTCTGAGATCCATCTTAAAAACGGGTCAATGATTAGGGGTATTCCAGCAACAGAGCCAGAACGTTATCGTGGTACGCAGTGGAACGGCGCTTGGATGGACGAGCTTGCCGCTTGGGACTACCTTGACGATGCTTGGGACCAAATCCAGTTTACGTTGCGTTTAAAAGACGCTCGAATTGGGCGCGTGCAGCAGATTATTACAACAACGCCAAAACCAAAAGAGTTGATTGTTGACCTTGCAGAGGGTAAAATTGGCGGTGAAGTGTTTATGGTCAATGTATCGTCATATGCAAACCGTAAAAATCTATCTGCATCGTTCTTTAAAGCACTTGAAACGTATGAAGGCACTGATTTAGGAAAGCAAGAGATTGATGGTTCTATCCTTGATCCAGAAAATTCAGGTATTGTAAAGCGAAGCTGGTTTAAAATGTGGCCAGCAAACAAGCCAACACCGGTGCTTGAATACGTTATTGTATCGTACGACCCAGCAACAAGCGAAAAAACAACAAACGATCCAACGGCTTGCGTTGTATTAGGCGTCTTTGAACGACAAGATGCAGGAACAGCTGTCATTATCCTTGATTCTTGGGACAATCACCTATCATACCCAGAACTACGCCGCAAAGTTGTTGATGACTACAAAGAAGTAGTGTATGGTTCTGACAACGATTTTGCAAAAGGCAGAAAAGCTGACCTAGTGTTAATGGAAGACAAGAGCGCTGGTATCTCGCTGATACAAGAACTACAGCAATCAGGTACCCCGGTGCAAGGTTATAACCCAGGGCGCGCCGATAAGGTGCAGCGTTTGAACATTGTTGCACCGCTAATTGCAAAAGGCAAGGTATTTATTCCAGAAGATGCCGAAAAAAAGGGCGAGTTTGCAACTTGGGCTAAGCGTTTCTTGCGTCAGGTGTGCTCTTTTCCAGAATCTGGGGGTCACGATGACTATGTAGACGCTCTATCGCAGTCTTTGCGTGTCCTCAGGGACTCAGGATGGATCACTTTAGATGTTTTACCAGCAAGAGACTATGATTATGCTGACGACAGACGTAAATTTGTTAATCCGTACGCACAGTAGGGGCGGAAACGTATCTTTTTGTGCATAAATGGAATTAGAATACGTAATATTCTCCCAAATTTTAAAACCGATGGCAGCGCCAGCGGCAAAATCCAAAAAGTTAAAAAATAATGGCACAATCTCCGCAATTACCGATTCAAATGGGCAATAACTTGCCCGGTCTTACAGACAATGAAGAAGATTTAGCAGAAGCAATGGACCAAGACGCTGAAATGAAAGCGTATGAAGCTGAGCTCGACCTAGATTCGCAAGAAGTTGAAGAAGAAGTTATTGAACTTGAAGATGGTTCCGTAGTAATCAACTACAAAGAAAAACAAAGTCCGTTAAAAAATCCAGAATTCTACGCCAACTTGGCAGAAGAGATGGATGAAGGCCTTTTACAAGAATTAGCCGTTGAGTATCTTGACTACATTGATGTTGATAAAGAAGCGCGTTCACAAAGAGACAAACAATACGAAGAAGGATTACGTCGTACCGGTTTAGGTAAAGACGCGCCCGGTGGTGCCACATTTGATGGCGCCTCAAAAGTAGTGCACCCCGTTATGGCAGAAGCCTGCGTTGACTTTGCTGCGTCTTCATGTAAAGAACTTTTGCCATCTGATGGCATTGTTAAATCAAACATCAAGGGCGTAGATAATCGGCTTAAGATTGAAGTGGCTGATCGTAAAGTTGACTTCCTTAACTGGCAGTTGACAGATCAAATTCCTGAGTACCGCGATGAAATGGAGCAGTTGCTCACTCAATTGCCGCTTGGTGGATCACAGTTCCTTAAATGGCGTTGGGATGACGAACAGTTTCGCCCAACTTGTGAATGGGTTCCGATTGATAACATCATTCTTCCATATTCCACAACAAACTTCTATACATCACAGCGTGTAGCAGAACAACAAGACATTACAGAAGACACGTATGAACGCCGCATTGATGCTGGCTTGTACCGTGACTTAGAAGGAGCGCAGTATACTTCTGATTCCCCACTCACAGATCAAACTAAATCACAAGAAGCAAACGATAAGATTGAAGGTAAATCCGAGCCATCCAAAAACATTGATGGATTGCGCCGTATTTACGAGATCACTTGTTACATGCGCTTGGACGACGATCCCATTACTGAGGGAAGACGCGCTCCTTACATTTTAACCATTGACGAGTCGTCCAGCAAAGTGTTGGCTCTATATCGTAACTGGGAATCAGGCGATGAAAAACTTGAAAAACTGGATTGGTATGTTGAGTTCAAATTTATTCCTTGGCGCGGTGCTTACGCTATTGGTTTACCCCAGCTTATTGGTGGTTTGTCTGCTGCTCTTACAGGTTCTTTACGTGCTCTGTTGGATGCAGCTCACATTAACAACAGCCAAACAATGCTTAAGCTCAAAACTGGGCGCGTTAGTGGCCAGTCTGACAGGATCGAACCGACCCAAGTAATTGAAGTGGAAGCTGGTCCTGGCGTAACTGACATTCGTCAAATTGCAATGCCAATGCCGTTTAACCCACCATCTTCAGTTCTTTATGATTTGCTTGGTTGGTTAACAGCTGCAGCTAAAGGCGTTGTTACTACTTCTGAAGAGAAAATTGCTGACGCTAATAGCCAGATGCCTGTTGGTACAACCCAAGCTCTGATTGAGCAAGGCGCAAAAGTATTTTCATCTATTCACGCTCGCCTGCACCGCAGCCAAGCTAAATCCCTTAAAATTATTTCTCGTCTCAACCATTGGTATTTGGAAGAGATGGACAATCAGTCTGGTTCTGAAGTTCAGGTACGCGACTTTGCATACAACAACGACGTTCGCCCAGTATCTGATCCTAATATCTTCTCTGAAACACAACGTTTAGCCCAAAACCAAGCGCTGTTGCAAATGGCTTCTACTGCGCAGCCTGGCATGTTTGATATGCGCTCAATTTACAAGCGCATTCTTAAGCAATTAAAAGTTCCTGATGCTGAAGAGATTTTACCAAATCCAATGGGTGCAAGTGAATCTAACCCCGCGTTAGAAAATGTATCAATGACCATGGGCAAACCAGCAGCGGCGTATCCAGATCAAGATCACATTGCCCACATTCAAATCCATTTGGAATATGCAAACAATCCAGCGTATGGCGGCAATCCAGTCATTGGACCAGCATTTGCACCGCAAGCACTACAGCATATTAAGCAGCATTTAACATTGCATTATCTGCAACAAATGCGTGGCATGGTTTCCGGTGCATCTGGTGGTAAAGACGTTCTTGAATTACATCAAGAAAAGCCGCTTGACAAACAAGCGCAGCAAGCATTGGCTTTGGCATCGCAAGTTGTCAATAAAGATTCTCAGCAAGAACTTGCTCAATATGTACAGCAAATCCAAGCGCTGGCTCAGAAAGTCCAGCAAGCTCAGCAGCAACAAGCTCAGTCTGCAGCAATGAATGATCCTACTGCTGCTGCAATTGTTAAAACGCAAATGGCTGAGACAGAGCGTAAAACTGCAGAGTCTCAAGCTAAGATGCAAGCAGAATTACAAAGATCTCAACAAGAGTATCAGATTAAAGTGGCTGAGTTACAAGCTAAAGTTCAAGAGTTGCAAGCTAAGTACTCTACGCAAACCAACATTGATAACCAGCGTAATGCAACAGATATTGCTATGGCTAACATCAATAATGCAGCTAAAGAACGTGTTGCCCAAATTAATGCTGGCGTTCAAATGGATCAGCAACAAGCCCAACTTGAGCATGAACAAAACTTATCTGCTATTGACGCAATTAACGCTGCAGACGCGGATATTCGACAGCACGGCATACAAATTCAGCAACAAGCCTTCCAAGCACAAGCTGATCAAGTGGCGCAGCAAGTAGCACAACAAAAAGAAGCAGCGTTGGCTCAACAGCAACATGAGCAACAAGTTCAACAACAAGGCATGCAAGCCCAAAACCAAGCCATGCAATCTGGCTTAGAGCATCAACAAGCATTAGAACAACAAGCAGCAGCACCACAACCAACAACACCCCCAACAGGAGCATAATAATGGCAAACGACAACAATCAAAAAGGCTTTCGCCAAGTTTATCAAGAAACTGGTAAGTTATCATCCGGCGGTGGCCCTAAGCAAAACATTGACCCGGGCCCTGCAGGTTCACACCGCGATAACAACTGGAAAATCGGCGCAGCGCAATCAAAAATGCGCAATGCTGGCAAAATTGGCCCAGGTAAAAACTTAAAAGATATTGACGGCGGTAATTTTTATTGATTTAGGGCAGTAATTATTTGTAATTTGCATAAGTTAAATTATGAAGGACTTTCTAAGCGAAATTATCGGTCGTGTAGAGACTGAGATACAGAATCAAGCGGATACCGTCACCGCGGGTTCAAACATCAATTCATTTGATGATTATAGGCAGTACGTTGGAAAAATCGAGGGTCTTAAATTAGCCCTTGCAATTATTGACGAAATTTTGACGGAAGACAGTGAAGAAGACCTGTAGAGGTTAAGAAAGGATTGCCGGATGGCAATTGATTTTAAGCAGCAAGACGAACCAGATTTACGATCAGAGCAGGAATGCTTTCCAGACGTGGATCCTGGTGTAGAAATTCTGGGAGATCGAGTATTGGTGCAACTGCGCCGAGAAAAGGTAACCAGTAAAGGCGGAATCATCCTTGTGGATGAAACCAGACAAACCTTACGTTTTAACGAAACAGTAGCAAAAGTAATTGGTATTGGCCCCCTGGCGTATAAAAGCCCAGATGACCTAACACCTTGGCCAGAAGGCCCTTGGTGCAATACTGGTGACTTAGTTCGTACAATTAAGTACGGCGGCGACCGTTTTGTTGTGCAACCTGACGATGAAGGCGCACCTGTGGTGTTTATTACACTTCAAGCGCGTGAAGTGATCTCCAAGATCAAATCATTTGAAGCAGCACAAAAAATGAAAGCGTTTGTAGATTAACTTTTGTAGAAAAGACGAAAATGGCAGATAATGAAAAGAAAGATGTTCCTATCAAGGAACAAGCAGATGGCTCAGTTTTAGCCAAAGTAGAAGTGCCGGATGAAGTAGAAGATCCGGGCGAAGTTGTTGCAGTCCAAGCGCCTGATGACCGAACTGATGAAGAACGGGAAGAAGACGAAGCTGAAGACGAAGACAACTTTGATGAGTCAGAAGATGAACGCGAAAGGATTCGTGAAGCTAGGCGTGAAGAGCGCAGGCTAAAAAAGGATCTTAAAAAGCAGCGTGATTTCTCAGCTCAAAACAAGATTAAAATGCTTGAGCGTAATAACGAAGAGTTAGCTAAGCGTTTGGCAGCAGTAGAAAATACTGCAGTATCTTACCAATTTGCGCAACTTGACAAGTCTATTGAAGACGAAGCAACCCGTGTTGAATATGCTAAGATGAAAATGGTCCAAGCAGCTCAGAACAACGACGTAGCCGCTCAAATGGATTATTTGGAACAGTTGACAGACGCTAAACAACGTCTTAACCAAGCCCAGCATTACAAAAAACAACAGCTTGAGCAAGCTAAAACCCCAGCACAAAACGTGCCTAATGAGTCTACAACCAGAGTTCAAAAACAAGCCGAAAGCTGGCTTAAAAAGAACGCTTGGTATGACCCGCATGCCCGAGACACAGATAGTAGAATTGCCAAAGTAATTGATCAAGAACTTGCATCCGATGGTTGGGATCCAGCAGATCCTGAGTATTGGGAAGAGTTAGACAGTCGTTTATCGTCTCGTTTACCACACAGATACACTTCCAAAGGGGGCTCTGTGAAACGAGCAAATCCATCATCATCTAGCAGAGTATCAAATGCTGGCGCCTCAAAACCAGGCACTATCACACTTTCCCGTGATCGTGTCAATGCAATTAAAGATGCAGGCGCATGGGACGATGTAGAAAAACGAAACAAAATGATCCGCGCATATGCGTCGTATGATCGTGAAAATAAAGGTTAATTATCATGGCAAATACAAGAATTAAACGCGACTTAGAAGACAGATTGTCAGATCGTGTACAAGAAACAAAAGAACGGATTGCAGCAGCGGATCCAGAGAGTAAAAGTAAGCGCGAACGTGCAGAAGCGTTCAGGGATAAATGGCAAAATAGCGCGTTGCCAGACCTACCTCAGAATATTATTCCGGGGATGCATTTGTGTTGGTTATCCACCACAAACAATTATGACAGTATCGACAAACGTATGGCATTGGGATATGAACCAGTTAAAGCCTCAGATTTAGGAAAAGGCTTTGAAGGACTAGGTAAAATGAGCTCAGGCAAGTTTGAAGGCTGTGTTAGCTGTAACGAAATGGTTCTCTTTAAATTACCAGAAGAAATCTATCAAGAAGTGATGAAAATGTTGCATCTCGAGGATCCTCTCGCGCATCAACAGAATATTACCGCAAACGTTCGGGGCTCTGCCCAAGAAGGTAAGGGCGGTAGATCAATTCTTGAAGGCGGTATTTTGGAAATGGAAAAAGAGGCCGCAAAGGCGAATAGTAATATTCGTTTCTAAATAACATTTCTTCAAAACAAAGGAAACACATTAAATGGCAACAACATTTATTCCCTTTGGTCTGAAGCCTGCTTACCACCCAAGTGGTTTAGATCGCTCCGTCCCATTTGTAGGTACAAACACCTACATTGCTGGTAGCGACTACACTGCTCCATTCAGTTTATCTGATGGTCAGGCTTTTTACCAATATACCCCAGTAGCAATCACTACAGCAGGACAATTAACAATCGCGGCAAATGCAGCAGCAACTCGCGGTGTTTATGGTTCTTTTGATGGTGTTGAGTTCACTGATTCCCAAGGTCGTCGTTCTGTCGCTAAATGGGCTTCTAAAGCAACCCTATTAGCTTCTACAGAAATCGTATTTTGGATTTTTGCTGATCCAGCATTAGTATATGAAATCCAATGTAACGGTTCTGTAACAAGCGCCGCTATTGGACAACAGTATGACTTTGACGCAACTAACGGCGCTGCTAGTGGATATTCCATTGGTAACGGCGGTGCAGGCTTCTCTACCACAGCATTGGCAGCATCAGATGTCGGTACAGCAACTCAAGGTCAAGTACGGGTAGTCGGTCTTGGACGTGAAGCAGCATTCCCATTTGGTGAAACAAACCAATGGGGTGATGATTACACAATCGTTCAAGTACAGATTTCTAATAACCAGTTCTCTGCTCCCGCAGTGTCAGTATAATAACGAAAGGAAATAGCTATGGCAACCCCAATGCGTAGTACCGACTTTCGTGCGGTAGTCGAACCGATTATCAACGAAGTCTTTGATGGCGTTTATGAACAACGCGCCGATGAGTGGAAAGGATTTGTAGAACAGATCCAAGGTATTCCACGTAACTACCACGAAGAAGTAATGCTTTATGGTATGAATGCAGCTCCTGCGATGCCTGACGGCACTCCAGTCAGCTACGATCAGGGCGGTACATTGTACATCACCCGATTCATCTACCAAATCTATGGCTTGGCTTATGCCTTGACTAAGGTTTTGATGGAAGACGGCGATCACATCCGTATCGGCTCAACATTTGCTAAGCACCTCGCTCAGTCAATGATTGAAACCAAAGAAACATTATGCGCTAACTTGCTCAATTTCGCATTCACACCTGGCTATGTCGGTGGTGATGGCGTAACATTGATCAATACAGCACACCCTGTTTCTAACGGTTTGACATACAGCAACGCACTTGCTACACCTGCCGCTCTCTCACAGACTTCTGTTGAGCAGATGTTGATTCAGATCCGTTCTGCAATCGACAACAACGGTAAGCGTATTCGTTTGCGCGCTGAGCAGTTAGTTGTTCCTCCAGCACTCGAGTTCCAATCAGAAGTAATTCTGAAGTCGGTTCTCCGTTCTGGTACAGCTGACAATGATTTGAACCCTATTAAATCTACTGGTATGTTGCCAAAAGGTGCTCACGTTGTGACCCGTTTGTCTTCTACTAAGGCTTGGTGGGTTCAGACTGATGCAGAAAATGGTCTAATGCTCGTTATGCGTCGTCCAATGGAAAAATCCATGGAAGGCGATTTCGAAACTGATTCTATGCGTTATAAGGCTACTGAGCGTTATGCTACAGGTTGGCACGATGCGCGTAACATTTTCGGTACAGCCGGCGTTTAATCAAAAACTACCAAAAGTAGTGTATTTGAACCCCAGGGATAAAATCCTGGGGTTTTTTGCTTTTTAGGGCAAATTTTACAAGTTATCTGCATAAATAGTATCAGGAAGATTCATCCTGCTCTGACTACCGACGCTTCCCGGTACGACGACTTAGAGACAGACAGGACACCCACTAAGAAATGGAAACAAATCATGTCAATGACAACATTCTCAGGCCCAGTCAGATCACTAAACGGTTTTATGGAGCCAGTAACTTATATTTTCGCTACCGACGTAGTTGATTATACAGTAAACATCTCAGCAACAGGCAACTATGTCATTCTATCTACAGCAGACGGTGGCCCAACTACCAACATTGATTTAGTATTACCACAAGTTGTAAGCGGTGCATTTAGTTTAGCTTACGGTCAAAATCAACCAGCTGACGCACGTTACAACGGCGCAAAAGGTTCTGTATACAACTACAGCGAGTATCCTTCTAACCTTATGGGTTACGATGGTCAAAAAGTTAACGGCTTTACTGGTGGAGTTGTTGTTAGACCAAATACTGCAGTTCAATGGGGTGGCAACGGTAATCAAGCTGCTCCTTGGGGTGCTATCATTTCAAATTTTGTTACTGATTAATTAACTCCATGGGGCTACGGCCCCTTGTTTAACTTTTTTGGAGATTAATTATGAGAGAAATAACAGTAACAGCAGGACTTTCTGGCTACAGCGGCAGTGGGTTTCAAACCGTTCCAGTCGTTGTTGACCAGTACATTGCACCAAACCAATTTAACATTGTTGCAAACGGCGGAGTATCAGGATACAGCGGTACTTTTGAGTATTCAGTAACTGACCCATACCCATTTGTTAACGGCAAGTTTGTAGAAGCCGATTATGTTTGGGTAACAGGTAGCAGCGGATTTACTCCAGAACCATTTAGAGCAGTTCGTTTAAATGGCGCAGCCGAAGGTGATACACTTACTGTAATACAAGCCGGAGCGTTGTAATGTCCGTTTACCTCGATACTCGAGGTAACAGTGTACTTTCTATTGCAGTGTGTGATCGCTGCAACAGAAAGTTCCCCTATGTCGACCTCATGCCGGATCCTAACTTTCCTGGCATGCGCGTCTGCGCGGAAGACAAAGACAACTTTGATCCGTGGCGTTTGCCTGCGATTCAAACAGAAAACATTGCACTGCGTTTTCCAAGACCAGATGTATCCGTTGCAACTGGCCCATTAGGTGGTAATCAACTAATGACCGAAAGTGGTTTTACAAACGACAACTCTATGTTTATTGAAGGAGTGTCACCATTTGAAGGCAACACCCAAGGCGACCTTAATACAGCAAGCAACGTTCCGCCAAACATCCAAGTTTTATTCCCCTATATTTACACAGTAACTCCCGCGTCTGGCACAGTAGCCGGCGGCACACTAGTCACGCTTATGGGCGCCAATTTTACTAGTGTAGTTACCGTTCATTTTGGTGGTTCAATAGCAGCATTCACATTAATTAATTCCACGCAAATTCTTGCTACAACACCACCACACAATGTTACAGGTATTGTGGATGTTAGTGTTGGGTCTGCGTTCGGAACAGCCACCAAGCACGGTGGCTATACTTATACATAATAAATGGCCGATCAGTCGATAACACAACTACCTGTTGCAAATACAGTTACTGGAAGTGAAGTAACGGTATTGGTGCAACACGGCATTACTAAGCAAGTACCAATATCACTTATTGCTAATGCCGTATCACCAGGTAAGTTAATTACCAACGTAACATACGATTCCGCAACGGGCTATTTAACTTTTTATTATAGTGACGGAACAACTACTACAGTAGGTCCAGTATCAGGCTGGTCTGGTTATTCTGGTTTATCTGGCTATAGCGGTGCCGCTGGTGTTTCTGGTTATAGTGGTGCTGCTGGTGTTTCTGGTTATAGTGGAAAATCTGGTGTTTCTGGCTATTCAGGTTCTGGTGTTTCTGGCTATTCAGGTTCTGGTATTTCTGGCTATAGTGGTGCCACCGGTATTTCTGGTTATAGTGGTGCCATTGGCGTTTCTGGATATTCCGGCAACTCTGGCGTTTCTGGCTACAGTGGTGATTCTGGTATTTCTGGTTATAGTGGTTCTGGTATTTCTGGATACTCTGGTGACCTTGGTATCTCTGGCTATAGTGGTGACTCCGGTATCTCTGGTTATAGTGGCCTTGGCGGTTCTGGTTATAGCGGTGACTCTGGCTATTCTGGCGTCTCTGGCTACAGTGGTAACTCTGGCATTTCGGGTTATAGCGGTTCTGGCATTTCTGGTTATTCAGGTTCTGGTATTTCTGGCTATAGTGGTGACTCTGGTATTTCTGGTTATAGTGGCCTTGGTGGTTCTGGTTATAGCGGTTACTCTGGCTACAGTGGTAACTCTGGCTACAGTGGTTACTCTGGCTACAGTGGTAACTCTGGCATCTCTGGATATTCTGGTGACCTCGGTATCTCTGGCTATAGCGGATATTCTGGATCTGTCTACATTGGCACAAGCCCTCCCCCATATCCTGGCGCAGGATCAATGTGGTGGGATGATGTCGCTGGTAAATTAAAAATTTATTATTGTGATATTAATGGTTGCCAATGGGTAGATTCTATTCAAGGAACCGCTGGTTTTTCAGGATACAGCGGTATCTCTGGCTACAGTGGTTCTATAGGTGATTCTGGCTTCAGTGGTGTATCTGGTTACAGCGGTGATTCTGGTATATCTGGCTACAGTGGTTCTGGTATTTCTGGTTATAGTGGTTCTATAGGTGATTCTGGCTTCAGTGGTCTATCTGGCTATAGTGGCTCTGGTATATCTGGCTTCAGCGGCATCTCTGGCTATAGTGGCTCTGGTATATCTGGCTTCAGTGGTATATCTGGCTATAGTGGCTCTGGCATCTCTGGCTTCAGTGGTATATCTGGCTATTCTGGTACATCTGGTGATTCTGGTATTTCTGGTGATTCTGGTATTTCTGGTTACAGCGGTTCTGGTATTTCTGGATTTAGTGGATATTCTGGCATAAGCGGTTATAGTGGCTCTGGTATATCTGGCTACAGTGGCATCTCTGGCTATAGTGGCTCAGGTACTTCTGGTTACTCAGGTACTTCTGGCTACTCAGGTACTTCTGGTTACTCTGGATTATCTGGCTACTCTGGCATCTCTGGCTATTCGGGTAACAGCCTTTCTTCCAATATATTTTTGTATTTAGCCAACACTGGTGCAACAAGTGGTTATCCAACAGACGGGCATTTGCTCTGGAATAACGCAACGCAAACAAGTGCCACCAGCATTAATGTTAGTCACTTAACCGATGACGGCACCGACGTTGACATATTTTTGGCATTGTTAAAACAAGGCCAGACATTTACAATCCAAGATCAAAATGTTAGTTCTAACTATCAAGTTTGGATTATTAATGGAACTCCGACTAATACTAACCCCGGAACATCTACAAGCTATTGGACGTATCCTGTTGCTTTAACTTCTTCTAGCGGAACAGGAACAACAGGCTTTGCAAATAACCATCCGTTATTTTTAGCTATTACGTCAAACGGAACATCTGGGTATTCTGGTATTTCTGGTTACTCTGGCGCTGTAGGTGCTGGTGGTACCATAGGTAACTGGGGTTCGTTCTGGAACAGCAGTACAGTTACCGCTGCGGTAATTAATACAGCGTACCCTATTGCGCTGCCTACTACAGACGCCGATTCGACTGGTGTATCTATTACATCTAGCTCGCATATCTATTTTGCCAACGCAGGCGTATACAACGTTCAATTCTCAGTACAAGCTACTGATACAGGCGGCGGCGGCTCTGGTACAGATATTAACATTTGGCTTAGAAAAAATGGTACAAACGTACCAGATACCGACAGCAAAATTACAATTGCCAATAGTTCTACATTTGTACTAGGCGCGGCTAACTTTGTAGTAAAATTAAATGCTGGTGATTATTTGGAGATGATGTGGTCTACCAATAATACTAACCTTCAATTTCAATCAGTAGCAGCAACAAGTATTGCGCCAGCCGTTCCATCTATCATTGTTACCGCTACTCAGGTAATGTACACCCAATCTGGCTATAGTGGTATCTCTGGCTACAGTGGTATCTCTGGCTACAGTGGTATCTCTGGCTACAGTGGTATCTCTGGCTACAGTGGTATCTCTGGTATCTCTGGTTATAGTGGGTTCTCTGGTATCTCTGGCTACAGTGGTATCTCTGGCTACAGTGGTATCTCTGGTTATAGTGGGTTCTCTGGTATCTCTGGCTACAGTGGTATCTCTGGCTACAGTGGTATCTCTGGCTACAGTGGTTCTGGTATCTCTGGCTACAGTGGCTCTGGTATCTCTGGCTATAGTGGTTCTGGTATCTCTGGCTATAGTGGCTCTGGTATCTCTGGCTATAGTGGTTCTGGTATCTCTGGCTATAGTGGCTCTGGTATCTCTGGCTATAGTGGTTCTGGTATCTCTGGCTACAGTGGTTCTGGTATCTCTGGCTACAGTGGTTCTGGTATCTCTGGCTATAGTGGCTCTGGTATTTCTGGCTACAGTGGTTCTGGTATCTCTGGCTATAGTGGCTCTGGTATCTCTGGCTATAGTGGTTCTGGTATCTCTGGCTATAGTGGCTCTGGTATCTCTGGCTATAGTGGTTCTGGTATCTCTGGCTACAGTGGTTCTGGTATCTCTGGCTATAGTGGCTCTGGTATCTCTGGCTATAGTGGCTCTGGTATCTCTGGCTACAGTGGTTCTGGTATCTCTGGCTACTCTGGCCATTCTGGCTACTCTGGATCTGGTATCTCTGGCTACTCTGGATCTGGTATCTCTGGCTATAGTGGTATCTCTGGCTACTCTGGTATCTCTGGCTACTCTGGTATCTCTGGCTACTCTGGCTACAGCGGAGCCACCAGCTTATATTCTGGTACTGGTGCATCAATTTCTACATCATTAACATCAACTGGCTTAACAGCGGCATTAGGTGTAGGTACTTATGAATTTAGAGCATTAATTTATGGTCAATCAAGTTCTGCTGCTGGCGGCACATTCCAAATCGCATATACTGGAACAACAACCTCTATTGATATTGTGCAACAAGGTCAAGCGACAGGAACATCTTGGGTGGCAACTAACAGACAAACTGCGGTTAATACTAATGGTACTGTTGTATGGACCACTGCTACAACCGAGATGACTATGGTGCTATCCGGTGTTATTATCACTGGAACTACGGGAACGTTTACCATCAACGCAACAAAGACAACTAGCGGAACATTAAATATTCGTTCTGGTTCTAACCTAATAATCGGTTAACATATGGCAGCTTTAGACTTCCCTTCGTCACCTTATATTGGGCAACAATACACTGCCAACGGTTCTACATGGACGTGGGATGGTGTGTCTTGGTTGGCATTTAATGGGCCTGCGTCTGGTTACTCTGGCATCTCTGGCTACTCTGGTTTTTCTGGATCGCAGGGAACGTCAATCAATTTAAAAGGCGAGGTGCCAACCGTTGGTGATTTACCAATGGTTGGCAATCAAGTTAATGATGCGTACATTGTAACTGCCGACGGTAACTTGTGGGTGTGGAACGGTACTGCATGGTTTGACGCTGGTCAAATTGTTGGACCACAAGGACTTTCTGGTTACAGCGGCATCTCTGGCTATAGTGGTGGCACAGGAACAAACGGCACCTCTGGATATAGTGGTACCTCTGGCTACAGCGGTGGTACAGGAACAAACGGCACCTCTGGCTACAGTGGTATCTCTGGCTACAGCGGTGATACAGGAACAAACGGCACCTCTGGATATAGTGGTACCTCTGGCTACAGTGGATCTGGTGTTTCTGGCTACAGTGGATCTGGTATCTCTGGCTACAGCGGCATTTCTGGTTATAGTGGTTCTGGTACCTCTGGCTACAGTGGCATCTCTGGCTACAGTGGTATCTCTGGTTACAGTGGATCTGGCATCTCTGGCTACAGTGGATCTGGTATCTCTGGCTATAGTGGATCTGGTGTCTCTGGATACAGTGGTATTTCTGGTTACAGCGGTACATCAGGATACTCTGGTATCTCTGGCTACAGTGGCGCACAAGGAACAGCAGGTTACCAAAGAACCAGCTTTACTGCTACTGCAGGACAAACTACTTTTTCCGTAGCGTACACTGTAGGTTACATTCAAGTCTATGTCAACGGTGTGTTGCTTAACGGTTCTGATTACACAGCAACCAACGGAACTTCTTTTGTTCTGTCTGTTGCAGCATCTCTTAATGATATTGTAGAAGCAATCACTTATAATATTGGTAGTGTTGTTGGAGTTTCTGGATTTAGTGGTATCTCGGGTTACAGCGGTATCTCGGGTTACAGCAGTATGTCTGGCTACAGCGGTATTTCTGGCTACAGCGGATCTGGTATCTCTGGCTATTCTGGTTCTGGTGTTTCTGGCTATTCTGGTTTAGGTTTATCCGGTTACAGTGGTATCTCTGGCTATAGTGGCATATCTGGCTACAGTGGTATTTCTGGTTACTCTGGTATCTCTGGCTACAGTGGTATCTCTGGTTACTCTGGTATCTCTGGCTACAGTGGTATCTCTGGTTACAGTGGTACATCTGGTTATAGCGGTTTTTCAGGCTACAGTGGTTCACTTAGTACTAGCGCAAACAACACATGGACAGGAACTCAAACTTTTAATGGAACTTCTAGTGTTTTAGCTGAAGTATTATTAAACGCTGCAGAAACAACTACTATATCTGCTACGGCAGCAACAGGTACTATTGCTTTTTATCCATCTACACAATCTGTTCTTTACTACACAAGTAATGCTTCTGCTAACTGGACCATAAACTTAACATTTTCTAGCGGTACAACATTAAATACCGCTATGAGTACAGGCCAATCTTTAACCGTGGCTTTCCTAGTAACTCAAGGAACTACAGCATGGTATAATTCTGTTGTTCAAGTAGATGGTGCTACTTCTGGAGTAACTACAAAATGGCAAGGAAGTGCCGCACCTACTGCTGGTAATGCTTCTAGTGTTGATGTTTATACCTATACGATTGTAAAAACAGGCTCTGCTACTTTTACAGTATTCGCAACCCAAACTCAGTTTAAATAATATGCCACTACTTAATACTAGAGGTGTAGCTTCTGTTAAAGGCTTTGGCTTTGGTGCTAAAGCGGGTATAGTTACTGGTTCACAATCTTATACAACTGCTGGTACTTACTCTTGGGTTGCACCTGCTGGAGTGACTTCTGTATCTATTGTAGCGGTAGGTGGTGGTGGGGGACAAGAACTGGGCGGGTTTTGTTCTTGTTGCCAACCCGGAAATGCTGGAGGAGGTGGCGGTGGCGGTTTAGGGTATATAAATAACTATTCAGTAACTCCTGGAAGTTCTTACTCAGTTGTTGTTGGTGCAGCAGGTGTTGGAACAACTGTGACAAATACTCACACAAGTACAAATGGTGGAAATTCTTATTTTGTATCTACAAGTTCAATTAAAGGCGGCGGTGGCATAAAAGGTTATTATGATGTTGGAGGTACGGGCGGGACTTACACGGGAACTGGCGGCGGCAATGGCGGTAAAGGTGGCAATGGCGGATTTTCGCTTTGCATTTGTGGTAGACCCGGCGGCGGCGGCGGTGCTGGTGGATATTCTGGTAATGGCAGCGCAGGGTCTAACGGAATTGCTGGAAATAGTTCTGCGGGTACTGGTGGTAGTGCAAGTGGCGGAGGAACTCTTACATTTCAATATCCGATAGCTGGTGGTGGTGGCGGAGTAGGACTTTTGGGTCAAGGAACTAGTGGTACAGCAGGCTCATACACGGGTGGTATTGGCGGTTCGGGGGGTGCTAATGGAAGCAATTGGAATGGCGGAGCTTATGGTGGTGGCGGTGGTGGGACTCAAACAAATAGCTTTCTTGGAACTGGCGGAGTCGGAGCAGTCCGCATTGTTTGGCCTGGAAATACTCGCACATTCCCATCA